GAACCTATCATACCTGTGGCGGCTGTAATCACTACCGCCTCGTCATCTTCTAACGGTTCGGTATCTGGCGTTATAACAATCTCACCGTCTTGTATGCTCCAAGCAAACCCATACTCCTCAGCAAAGTTATCCATTATATCCTTGGAGGAACCTGAGAGTACCTGACCACGTATTTTGTCGGCTACCTGCGGCAACCCTTGCAGCGTACCAATATTAATGTCTGAGAAGGTTTTAAGGACTTCCCCTATGGCTGATTTAACACTGAGGCTTTCACTTAATGTTTTGTTGAAGGTTGCATTTTGCCAGGACTTTTCACCATCGCCAGAGTATATCGTTAGGATTCTGTCCCTGCCTGCTTTGTTTTGGAATACGTTACGGACATCACCTTTAAACAGCAACCGCATATCACCTTCGTACCCGGCGTTTAAAACTATCTTGGTATAGCGCTCTTGTAAAGCCGACAAGGTATCTTGATTAGGATTGTACAGGGTTAACCGGGCTATGTTAGGGGAAGACAATATACTCTTTGTTATTTCAAAGTTCAACCGCAAACCCCGTATAATAGGAGCTTCTCCAGCTGGAGGTATAACCGTCAACTCGTATACCCGTTTATACTGGCGAGCCATCTTGTAGCTCCTCTTCAGTTAGTATAAATAAACGGGAGAGTTTACCGAACTCATCTCTAGTAGGATCTTGCCGTGGGCTTTCCAGGTTTATGATGTAACCTATACCGATACCTAGGTTATACTGACCAAATATATCAGCTCCCGGTAGCAGTGCAATCCCTGTTACCAAGTCTTTACCGTCAGCGGCTAAGTCAAGCGACCAGTTACCTGTCCGGCTATTAAGTATAACTCTTAGGTCATACTTGGCCTCTTTAATGACTATGCTAAAAAGCTGTTCAGGTTTGGCGTTTAATGGTATTTCGATCATCCGAACACCCAGTCAATGCCAGCTTTAAGAACTGACTTTTTGGTAGACGCTGGCGGTTCTACTGCTTCTTTTCTTCCAGACTTTTCCGGCGGAGAAGCTTGCTCTGTAGCAGAACCGGCTTGCAATTGTTCCTCTGTTAACTGTACTACCTCAGACTCAGTTATAATAACTTGTTGTAAATCTATTGACATTCTAACTATGCGAGAGGTATCCTTGTCTTGCTGCACACTAACATTCGTTATGATCATATCGTCGTGAAATTCTAACTTAGTTTGTATTTCAACAGGTTCGCGATCTTTCTGTAATTGTACAATAGCCTTATATGCCGCTTTGCTACGGGTTATATTTTCAGTTGTGGAAGTTCCAAACAAACCCGTTACAGAGTCAACTATTTGACCAAAAGCCGCAAGCCCCATAGGAGTATCAGAAACTTGAGCTACTATATTAAGCCGTTTAGGTTGGACAACCGCATGGTCAGTGATATCCGCGCCTAGCTCTACCGGGTTATTGGTTAAGCTAACCTCATTAACATGGCTCTCTGATATAACAGCGTCTAACTGTATATCGCCTATGGATTTTTGCGTACGAATAAACAGGTTCTCAAAAGCCATAATTATTGATCCACTGTAGTACTAAGGTCTTGATAGGTTTGCTGTAAGAACACGTCATAAACAGACTGAGCAATGTCATCCGGGTTTTGCCCGCTACCATTAACCAATATTTCAAGCTTCTCAACTATGGTACTCGTACTGGTCTTAGAAGTTAACGGGGTATCCAAAGTACCAGAATCAAATATACCTACTTCACGGGTTAGGAACCCCAGACCTGCATTTTTAAGGAGGTCGTTTATCGGTCCGCTTTTTTCTTCAGTTATGCCAATCTCTTTTGTTAAGAAACCAAGCCCTTTATCTTTTAACGCTTGGTTCATGGCGTCAGCGCCTTCCTCACGGAACAAGCCAAATATCTTATCCCAACCGTCAAATATCATCATGGTTAAATCGTACACGCCCTGGAGTACACTAGCAACCGTTCTTATCTCACCCGCCCATTCAGGGTACTTCTCAAGCATATCACCTATAAAGCTTTCGCCGTCTTCAAAGAATACGTTAGCATCTTCAGCCAGCGCAATAAAAGCAAGTGCCAAAGCAGAAAGCAGTGACGGCAATAAAAAGAAACCCGCGTTGGCTGCTAATGTTGCAAGTGTTAACCCTCTCATCAATGCGATCATTTGATACAAGTGAGTTAGCACCCGCATGGCTATAAAAGCACCCATCGCCAAGGACAGGATCTTTAACGCCATTGTAAACTGATCAATCCACTTAGGAAGGTTCTGTTCAATTATGTCGCGGTTAGCTATCCACCATTCGGTAAACCCGTCAACAATGTCTTCAAGTACCGGGGCAAAGGAACGGGTCATAACCCGCGATACCTGCTTTATTACCGCCCACATTTCAACGAGTGAATCGTTAAAGCTGGCGGACAGTGCGGCATCTTCACCAGTGGTTACACCGAGCGCCTTAGCCCTTGCTGTCATCTCCTCTATGGCTTGTGGACCAAGTTGGAGCAGCCGTATAGAGTCTCTAAGACCCAGCTTATCAGCTAGTTCTATTTGCCTAGCGCGACCTAACCCCTGCATCCTACCAGACACTTCTTTCATCAGGTTGCTGGCGGATTTTACTTGCTCGTTAGCACCAGTGGCGGAAATGTCAAGCAAGCCAAAAGCCTCAACCGCTGTACCTGTACCCCTCGCCGCCTCAGAAGCCCTTAGAGACAGTTCGCGGAGGGAGTTAGCCATACCCTCGGCACTTCCCCCGGCAATTTGTTGAGCGTACTGTAGGGCGCTTACATTAGCTACAGTTTCGCCTATTTCGTCAGCAAGTTTACCCTGTTTATCTGATGCACGAGAAGAAGCCACTACCATCCCTGTTAAAGCGGTAGCGGTAGCGGCTGCGGCTTTAGCTAGATTCTCAACAATACCGACAGTCTTGCCGATATCGTCTGAAAACTTTTTGGCTTCTCCAGAGTCATATTCAAACCCTAACCCCACCAATAGTTCATCTATTAAAGCCATCTTACTTTCCTTTGGGTTTCTGGGTCATTGCTGACTTTAAATCCATTAACTCGTGCATCATCATAAGGTCTTCCATGGAATACGTGCCGTCCTGTAACTCTTTTAGACTGCACATTGGCGGTTCATTTAATAACGGCCGATGCAAGTACGTATCCACATTAGGGAACCGCTTAGGATCTACAGTGAACCCTGAACTTTGGCCAGAAGTGCCTCTGCCTTCTGGCCTTTGAGCAAATTTCCGTAGTTTACCTTAACCACAAACATGAACACCTTATAAACATCCATAAGGTCATCGCCAGAAAAAGTCTGGTTAAAATTTGTTTCTGTTATTTTGGTTCCGTCACAAGCTACACCAATAACCGCTGTCTTTATAAGCGCCGTTATTTCTTCAGGTGAGTTGGACTCAAACAGTAAAGCGATACCGTCGGAAAGAGCCTCTGCTTCTTCCCCTTCGGTTGCTTTGGTCTTGCTTGATTCCAAAGCCATAGAAGCAATCTTACCGATACTGGCACCAAATGTCTTAGCCAGTTTCATTTTCATAAGTATTGCTTTTTCAGCAGGCCACTGAGTTACACTAAACTCGTGGTCGCCGATTTGAGTTGTTTCGGTATTACAAGCCATAACATAAACTCCCGGTATTCGTATTATTACCCGGCCAAATAAATTCCAGGAGGAGGTATCTAATTAGGCCGGGATCCTCAGATAGTCCGCCCTCCCCCTGGAAACCTTTTATCCCCCGTGAAGGAGATCCAAACGCTCCACTACAATGTTCCATTCTTGCGGTTGCGCGTTAGTACCGCGAGTCATATCTGCTGGACGTGTGATATAACCTTGCGTACCAGATCCCAAGTCCAAACCTTTGGTATCTTTGAACTGAACAAAGATAGGAACAAACGCACCGTTTTCTTGAGCAGTAATAAGCGCCGACAAGAACTTGTTAGAATCCGACGTTTGCATAAGCCGGAAAGTAAGAGTACCTGACCGATCTGCACTAATAGAAATAGTCATCTCACCATCTGTACCAACGCTATGAGCGGCTGAGTCGTTTATCCGAGACAAGCTTATTACGTCGTCGCCTTCATAAAAGCCTGATATTTCCAAACCGTTGACAAGAAGTATCGTATTTAGGAAACTATAATCTTTCATTGCTTACCCCTTATCGTTCGAATGTTCCGTTGATTTGAGCGCCGTGAATGGCACCTGCACCGAGAGCAACAAAGCTTAGACCTGGATACAACCGGGCTTCTTTGTCGGACTGGTTCGTGTCTGCTACTGGTACGGTAATGGTTTTGTAACCCTTAGCCAGGAACTCGCCGTCAATTGTTTCACCGGCTGCAATCAAACCATTGCGAACCGCTTCGTCCAATGCGTTGATAACTTGTTGCTCCAGGGCTGCTACACCTTTGTCGGTATAAGGAACCTTAGTAGTACGAGTTAGCAAGTAACCGAACACGTTTGTTTGAATTGCGTTTTCAAGCCAGTCAATACCGTGGACTTCGTCAAAGAAGGTATTGTTAGCCATACGAGATTCGGAATACATATCGCTCGCGCCAACCAGAATAAAGGCGTTGCCCCGTTTGCTATCCAGAACAGCTTTCTCGTTTTGAGTAAGTTGTTCAACGGTAATACCCGGTCCCTGTTTAAACTTCAACGTGAGCGTACTATTCGGTTGATTAAAGTTAACAGTAAAGGCGCGACCAAGTACGGAAGCGGAAGGGTATTGACCAGGACTAGAGCTGTATGTGCTAATGGTACGGCGTAGATTCTTAGCCATTAGTACGCTCAGGATGTCAGAGCTTGTTACACTGTCCAAAGCGTCCAGGTCGTTAGTGGTATTACCAAACACTTTAACCCGAGCTTCACACCAGTCAGCAGCGGCTTCTACTGCATCTTCTGTATTAACAACAAACCCATCACGAACTTCTTTGGTGAATATTAAGCCGTACCAATCAGGGTCAACGTTCTGTATTGCATTCAGGCTAGAAGTAATAGTCTCCGCAGCTACCCCATTAGTCTTAGTACCTTCCCCTTGCTGGATTTCCAAAAGACTGGAAATATCTGTACCAGTTTCTTGCTCAAGTCCAAACCCGATAGTAGATGTTCCACCTACTGTACCAGAGTTTATAAAGAATCGGGTTCCGTCATGCGTTACCGTTGCAGCAGCAAAACCACCAGTAGCAACCGCCTGAACCCCGGTCTCTAGGGTAGCGGCTATTTCAGTAAAGGTTACGTCACCTGAAAAGTCAAGTCCGCTAACGACGTCTGAGGTGCCATCTATGGTCAGGCCAAACGCCCCGTCACTAACGCCGGTAAACAGCGCAAGGTTATCTTCATTGTCTTCTACAGCGCCGCCACGGAGTTGAGCAGCTACGTCCGTAGGGTAACGGGTAGAAACTTTCAACTTCATTGGTTTTGGTTGCTGGCTGAAATAAGCCGTTGCTGCTTTTACTACTTCGGAAGTTCCAGGCCAATCGGCTGTCACCCCGTCCAGATTACTATAAGAACGAATACGCTCTGCAACACCGATAACACCAGTTTCAGCGGTAACGATGTTTAGAGTCCCAAAGCCTTTTCTCGCTGGAAAGGTAGCACCAATGGCGATACTAACACTTACCACATTTGAAACTGGGATTGTCATGTTATTACACCTCTGTATTAAAGTTATACTTTAGACCGCGATACTGAAACTCACTTGCTATGTCTATGGCTTGTATTGACTTAACAATGTCTTGATCAGTAGCTACGGTATTTAAAACAAGATCAAACTGTGACCTTTCTTCCCACCCGTCATCCGTTGGGCTGTCTATATCCCTAACTTCAGAACGGCTTACCAAACCAACACCAGCAGAACTAAACAGGGATTGGATTGACTCTCTTACTAAACCTATTCTAACTTTTCTAGAGTTATCCATTGCATTAGCTCTATAAAAGTTGATTGACATTGTTATATTCCTAAGACCTGATATATATTCAGTAACGTCTAGGTTATCCACATTGTCTTTAAAAATTCTTTGCTCCCAACCTAAAGACTCACTCGCTAAAAAATCAACTACAGCATAAGCACCTTGAGGTCTTGGAGCGTCTTCTTGCTTGGCTTTTATTGTATACCCTGGAGTCTCTAAAACCAAATTTACAACGTCGCGAACCAGCTTGTTAATCGCTTCTTCTAGCAACATTAGTCTTTAACTCCCATAGCCATCGTATGACCATAGTCATCCCAATCAGCAGAGCTTATGATTTTATATTGCTGACCCTTGTACATAACCAAGTCCGCTATCAAACCGGCTTCATCGTTTGTGGTACGCATAGACTTTTTAGATATGAACAATTTTATGTCTTTATCTTTTTCGCCTTCGGGAAGTATTTCTAATTGGATGGGACTTGGTTGTTGAACACTGGCTAGGGTTTTAAAAGTAGAGGTTGCTCCCTTTACATATAATCCGTCAACATAATCGCCAGCAGCGGTTCTTTCTACCGTTATTATTTGTGAGGTATCGCTGTCTAATGCTTCAGATACATTAATAACCATTACTCATCAACCTCGTATGTTATAGACTGTCTAAGGTGACCTGTATCAACAAGCGGATTACCTTCGCGGTATACCAACGGAGGAGCATCTATGTCGGTTATCTTATCTTGTACGTCGGTTTGAACGGCCAAGCCAACAATTCCCAAGGCTTGTTTGGTATCCATATCACCTTTTATAATCTTATAACCAAGCTTACGGAATAAGGTTTTGTAGTCAGGTTTCTTTTCAATGACCGTTGATCTAAGGAAGCTACGTTCAGGAACCCTACTGCTACCGAACTCATGTACTGTACCAACCATAATAACCGAGGTTCCATCTGGATAGTCGTTGGCACCTTGTGGTAAACCTACTTTAACCCCGTTTGGCCCTTTACCAAATGCCTTACCGATACGCTCTAGTTTTTTAAGCGCCTTTTCCGGGGTCCGTATTATTCTGGTTCTTGACCTCATAATTTATTAGCCACTAGCACACCCGCGAAACAAGCGTTACGGGTCATTAGGAATCTTTGGCCGTATACTGTACCCATGTAAAAGTCATCGCCGTCTGAGCGATCCTTGGTAGCTACAGCACGAGTAACAGAAACACCCCCTGCACTCTTGGAGCTTACCGGGCCAACCTTAACAGAACTGTCACCGGCTTCACTGGCTTCCCCAGACACCAGCAAATGAGCAGCAAGATGAGCTTGGGCATAATCGTACTTACCTGACCAGCGTTTCTCATCAGCGCCCATGTAAACCAACTGAGCGTCCTCTATAAAGATCTCAATACGAGCATCAGGGTAAACGGTATCATCGGTAAACTCAGGGAAACGCGCTCTAAACTTATCAACGGTAATAGCCATCATATTCCCCTAGTAGCTTGATATATGATAATGGCTGCTAGTATGCTACTGGTCCACATAAGTACCCCTTTACCTATATCTTTATGACCTCTATTTACATTACTTGTATCTTCAAGATCCCCTATTTTACCTCTAAGGATATCTATGGTATCGGAGTTGGCTTTAAGAGTACTTATGATCATATCAGGATTGTGCTCAGCTTGCCACATTTCAACCTTCTTTATACGCTCATCTCCGCTATCTAATCGCTTACCGAACCTAGCCATAACCTGCTCATGCTTATCAACTCTTTCTTCTAATCTTATAACCTTTTCAAGCTTACCTTCTATGCCGGATAACCTTTTCTCTATGGTCTCCAAAACTCTCCATGATCTCATGTTGTTGACTTCGTCAGACACAATAATTACCCGGCATGTTATTTGAGTTAATGGTGTATTCTTTATAACCTTACTTTAGATTATAAAGAATAGCCCCTGTTACCAAGGGCTACTCCGTTACTTACTTCTTATCTTTAGGCATTGCCTGAGACTTGGACTTTGACTTAGAAACTTCGCTTTCAAGTTCTTGGTCGTCCTGAGTCTTACCAAAAGTCAGCTTACCTTGTTCTTTTAGTTCACTTACATAAGCATCTACTTCCTTGCCGTCTTTGCTTACAAAGCTTTCCCAGTGCTTGTCATCCACTACGTTAAAACCTGGGACGATTCGAACGGTAACTCGTTCTCCTGCTTTGCTAAGGATTTTCAAGTTGAACTGTCGCTGAGTGTTATTAATTAGCCCGGCCATGATATCAAATTCCTGTAGCGATTGCGAGTGACAGCGGGTAATAGATGTTAAGACCCGCCAAACGGTTACGACCAGGAACAACAAACTCAAGGTTCTTTTGCTGAACCGGCATCATCTCAAGCTCAACTGGAATTTCCAATTGCAGCTTATCCGGGTTACGGTCATAGGCTACCATTGCATCTGTTGATAGGTTGGGATTAAGCTCTGATGAGCATTCGTTAACAGGGATAATATCATCCACACTGTTCAGGTACGGGCTGTTCTGTACCAAGTACATGAGGATTGTAGTATCGCTATTAGCACTACGAGGAGTAGAGCTGATATAAGACCACT